ATCAGGGAAGAACAGCATAGCGATAGCAATCGATGCTGCGCCTAGGGTTACCTCTGGTTCAACTGGTGGGCTATACGGATCGATGACGCTGTTGCAGGGATCTAGAATAACTGACTACGGTATGGTATATCAAAACTATCTATCCTTGATCAACCCAGAGCTATTCAAGAACAACAACAATACGATCAATGCATCTTTTGCAATAAAGAAGATAGATACAATTGACTATGTTATATCTAATAAAAAAATAACTCCAGGGTCTAGAATGTATTATTATGTCAACAACTCAAACAACGATGTTTCCTCAATTAGAATAAGGGCAGACTTTAGTAGGCCAATTGGTGATCCAAAATCTACACCAGCGATTACATCCTATAAGGTTAAGTTTAAGAGATCAGACAACGTAAAAGACGCTGCAAGAAAAACAGCTACTGACATCTTAAGAGGAAGGTCGAGTTAAGTATTTTATGAAAAATTATTTTTATAATGAGTTTGATAAAAGCCAAAATATATTTCAACCGATCTTGCAAAGATCAAGGCAAATATACAGAGGACATAGAGAATCTGGTAAGATAAACTTAGAGCAAGATCAGTTCAAGATGGACGTGTCTCGATTAGAAGCCAGGATACAGGGAGCTTCATCACTCCTGAGGGTTATGTCGGAAGTTGGCTATCATCATAACTCTGCTACCCCTTTAACTAATGCAGCAACTCCATTCTTTAATGCGCAATACAGAATTTTTGGGCAAGGCGCAACACCTTCCTCAGCAGAACAAACGGTTTTTACAGAAGATATATTAGAATTAAGTAGTACTTTAAATAGAATTCTAAATAAGATAAAAGCCCTAGAAAATCAGGAGAAATAAATGTCAGAAGAAATATACACCCAAAAGAGAACTAACCAATATGGTGGTAATTACTCATCAGCAGACTATAACAAAAGGGTTGAAGAAAATTATCAAGACTTAGTTTCTTTGTACAATAAGTACAACATAATAGACACCAAGATTGAGTCAAGCTTTAATAGGATCATAACCGATCATATTTTCTTGTCCCAAGCAGTCAAAGATGTTTCTGACAGATTAAAGGCTTTAGAGGCTAATGAAAAAATGATAACGCTTCATTCATTTAGTCAAATTGATAATGGAAGATTCTCTGGCACAGATTTGGCAATAGGTATATCTGAGCAATTGTCGTTTAATTCTATCTATAACTTTGTGACGCTCCCGCTTATTTCTGGGCCTTCTATTTCAATTATGAAAACATATAATACATTAGGCGAACAAGTTATGCCTAACTATATTAACCTTCGAGTATCCCCAATTAACTCTTTGGACGCCCCAGGTGCAAAAATTGATACCACTCCACCTTACTACGCTTTGTATGATAGAGCTGATAGGGTTTGGAAAAGATCGATTATCTCCGATACCCAGTCCGATACTGGAGCCCTTACGTATCTTTACATTAAAGTTCCAAACGCATCTTCGAATTTAAAAATTAACAACTTAAGGTTTAGCCCTTACCCGGTTAACTCAGTAGATATACTATCTGTTGAGTATACGCAGACCGCTAATCCATCTTTAACTTCAGGTGATTCTTGGAGAGCATTAAATGTTAATGGTCTTTATAATAATGATCCCGATGCAGTAGGGTACGTAGCCCCTGGTGGTTGGAGTAACAATCAGGTTTCCGACGCAATAATGAACTCTGGACCTCTTTACTTTAATTGCACTATAACCAAGACCGACAATAAGCCAATAACTGGCTTTAGAATCCAAATGAGACAAAGAAATTATATAAAAGAAAATGGTAAATTTATTTACACCTATGGCCTGTCTGACTTAGACATTAGAGCAGACAAGTACATGCCACAGGGCAAAATGTTCATTAAGTTTGTTGCTCCTAAGGACACGTTGATTTTTAATGTTACGGGTGTAACGCCAAAGATATACAATGTTCCGCTTAGCTTAACGCAACTTGCCTTCAGCTCAAAAGTATATTATCCAACTGCAGGTGGAGGCTACAGCCAAACCCCACAGGGGGGCTCTGCTTTGATTTGGCTGGAAATAACGATGAACGAATTAGACGATGGTACGATTCCTATCCTGTCTGATATTATGATTAAATACAGTTAATCTACGTCAGGCTAGTTACTATATAATACATATCAAATAATTTTAAAAGGAGTTTTAAATGACAACGTTCTATGTAGGACCTAGACCAGTATTAAGAGGCCAAAATTCCAAAGATATGGTGAACCCATACGTCTCAATGACGGGCAAAGCCAAGTCAACGGGCACCTATTCATTCTACCCACTGTATGCTACTAGCCAACTGTTGACTGGTGCACCAGACAATGACCACACACCAGGAACCGGTAGACACCCAGGTAACGTACTTCTTTCGCAGATTCTTAATGGGACTGCGCTCTATGTGCACCCACTTTCTGGGACATTTGCTGATGGTACGGCAACATACGCTGGCGCAAGATTCAAACCACAGGAATTCAAGGGTCTAAGCTCAGCCAAGGCACTTGATGGGGGCCATGCAGTAGACCGCGCAAGCGACTATGCCCTCTACAGTAATTATAAGTTTGATGGCGTTGCTTCAGCAGAAGCATTTGCTAACCTAGGACACGCTGTTGGTAGAACAACCGGCATGGCAGCTTCTTTCGGTTTGTTTAGACCAACTGAGCTTAACGGAGTACCAAGTGCTGCAGTTTTCACCAGCGGTTACGGTCAAGCTAACGTAGTAAGCGACTATGGCAGATACAAAGTACAGGAATACAAAGGTGTACCGTCTGCAAAGGCTCTCTAACTATTATAAAAACCCTGTATCTTTAGAAAAACAAAAAGATACAATCTCTGGCGACTATGCTTGGCTTGTTTTAGCTACATCTATAGCAGCATATGACATCTATGCAATAAAAAGCAAGAAAGCGGAAACTCTTACTAAAGCTTTTTGGAGATTCACAGAGAAACCATCAACTTCAGTGGTAGCATATGCTGCGTGGGGTGTATTAACAGCTCATCTGTTAGCAGAAAAAAAGATAAGAAAAAACATTTGGAAAGATAAAGATCTGGAAAAATAGTCACGCTACAATCCCACTAATCAGTTAGCGCCTTGATATACTATACGAGGCATGAACATTAGTTATCTAAGTCCCGTCGCCTAGACGGGACTTACTTATTTATACGGTTACTTTATATGTTTTTCTAATTTTAGACAGGTGGTTATGGTGTCAAAAAATTTACTTGAAAGAGTCATAGCAGAAGACGCTATGCCCATAGAACTAGCAGAAGAATATCTTAAGCTATATATAGCAGATGTAGAGTGGTCAGAACACATACAAAAGCTATGGGGAAATTTTTATAATAAGAACAAGAACGAAGAGCAATCAAAGGCTTTAGTTAAAAGAGCAGTAAGCTGTGCTATACTGCTGCCTGGTATGGACAACACTCAGATACCAGACCCCCCTCACTCTTTGTTATTTTGGTGTACAGCTTGGGCACAATTTTACGAACGCGATTGGTTTGAACTATTCAAAGAAGTAGTGACAACTGATATAGAGATTAAAAATAATAGAAAAAAAATAATAGAACTAGGTGTAATAGACCCAATCGACTATTCGCCAATGACGCGACAAGCTTTTAATTGGCTGTACGATAAAGCGGATTCAAGCGGTTGTATAGACGCAAGTAACAAAGATCTAGTTGCGCAAAAGCTTAAGAATCTTGTTACAATATATGGTGGAGCTGTAGTGTCCAGTATATTCATAAGCCACAAAGGTCTGTTACCAAAGGTAACCAACTGGAGAAGCGGCTACTTTTTCGAGAAACAGATATATAAAGTATACAATTTAGAAAAAATACTTAAGATAAAAAAAATGGAATTAGCAAAAACAAATCCAAAATACGTGAAAACATACCAGAATAACTAAAACAAGGAGACATAAAAAGTGTTAGAAGAAATAGAAAACGGCAATCCTGACTTATTCCCAATCGAAACCAAGTCGACTAGTACTTTTGCGTTTAGGATTACTGATGATTTTGTCCAGTCATATAGGAGCAAAACTGCGCCATTTGGTTATGTTGACGCAGCTGGAAACTCCGTTGGAGAGATAACATTTCTCCGCACGTATTCAAGACTAAAAGAAGATGGCACAAAAGAGACATGGGTTGATGTATGCGAAAGAGTTATTAACGGCATGTACTCTTTGCAAAAAGATCACTGCAAGAAGAGCCGCCTTCCATGGAATGACGCAAAGGCTCAGGCTTCAGCAAAGGAAGCTTTTGATCGCTTGTTCAACTTTAAGTGGACACCACCAGGTCGTGGACTTTGGATGATGGGAACACAGATTGTTAACGTTCATAAGAACTCAGCTGCACTGCAGAACTGTGCCTTTGTTAGCACAGCAGAAATGACAAAGGCTAATCCAGCTAAGCCGTTCATGTTCTTGATGGAAGCGTCCATGTTGGGAGTAGGCGTAGGATTTGACGACAAAGGTGCAGATAAAGACTTTACAATATATGAGCCAACAAAAGCTTCTGTTGTAGATGCTATTGCTGATGATCGTGAGAGCTGGGCAAGAGCTACTGGCGATTTAATTAACTCTTTCTTAAAGCCGGATCAAAATCCTATCCAATTTGACTATACACTTATTCGTCCATTGGGTAGTCCAATTAAAACATTTGGAGGAACAGCATCTGGTCCAGCTCCTTTAATGAAATTACACGAGGCAATTAGAAAGCTATTCTTAGGTCGTGCAGGTGAGAAGTTAACACGAAAAGACATAGCTGATATAGGAAACTTAATTGGTGTCTGTGTAGTCTCAGGAAACGTAAGACGATCAGCAGAGCTTTTGATTGGTAGAATTGACGATCAAGATTTTCTAAACTTAAAGAACGCTGAAGTATTTCCAGAAAGAAATTCATATGACTCAGAAAACCCAGGCTGGGGTTGGATGTCCAATAACTCAGTAGAGGTTTCTGTTGGTCAAGACCTTTCTCCTATCGTTGATGGCATCGCTAGAAATGGTGAGCCAGGGGTTATTTGGATGGACATGGCTCGCAAGTATGGGCGTCTTGCTGACGCAGTTAATAACAAAGATCATAGGGTAGCAGGTTTCAACCCATGTGCTGAGCAGTCCCTTGAGTCCTACGAGTGCTGCACATTAGTGGAGACATACTTAGGCCGACATGACTCCCTGGAAGATTATAAGAGAACTTTAAAGTTTGCCTATCTCTATGCTAAGACCGTAACACTCCTTCCAACCCATTGGGAAGAGACTAATGCAATCATGCAACGTAACCGACGCATAGGTACTTCAATGTCTGGAGTAGCAGACTTTGCAGACATAAACGGGATGCCTGTACTTCGTGACTGGATGGACCAAGGATACAAGACAATTCAGAGATATGATAATATTTATTCTGAGTGGCTTGGTGTGCGCGAATCAATTAAGATGACAACAGTGAAGCCATCAGGTACTGTATCGATCCTTGCTGGACAGTCTCCAGGAGTCCACTGGACCCCAGGTGGAAAGTTCTTTAATCGTGCAATTAGATTCTCAAACGAAGACCCAATGTTGCCATTATTTAAAATGGCTAACTATAGAGTTGAACCAGCGTCAGAATCTCCTGATACAACGTCAGTTGTATTTTTTCCGATTGAATCTGGGGCAAAGAGAGCAGAGCGTGATGTAACAATCTTTGAAAAGATGTCACTCGCTGCCGTTGCCCAAAGATACTGGTCAGATAACTCAGTCTCTGTCACTGTTTCTTTTAATCCAGAAACGGAATCTCAACACGTTGGAACTGTTTTGCACATGTACGATGGTCAGTTAAAGACAGTATCATTTCTACCTTCAGGGAACATGACCTATCCGCAAATGCCGTACACGCAAATAACAGAAGAAGAATACAAGCAGGGGTCAATGGACTTGTTCCCAATTGATTTCTCTGGAGTCTATGCTGGACTTGCAGCAGATGCAATTGGAGAAAACTATTGCACTACAGACTCATGCGAAATAAAGTTCATTAAGGAAAACGTTAAAGGTTAATTAATCCATCAACTTAAGAATGGGGTATTATGTCTGAAAAAGATGATTTAAATAATAAATTTTCAGAAATAACAGAAGAAATCGCCATAGATAATGTAGATAAAATAATACAAGAAGAGAAGATTAATCAAATACAAAAGTATTTAAATATAATTGAATCTTTAAACTACTCTAATATTGATATTAATATGGTGTTGAATGATTTACTTAATGACCCTTTGTTTTCTTTAGATAAATCTGTGTATGATATGATTGAAGATCTTTATTTTAGTTCAGAAAAACTTAGAGAAGCTATAGCTATCTTTTATGTGGATTCTATGGTAGAGTATTATGACGATAGCGAAGATGGAGAAGAAGATGAAGATAGAAGAATCTGATGAAAACTTTTCAGAGATCTCACCGGTAGTTACTTCTGGAATAGATAAAGAAAGCGATCATTTAATCCCTGTATTGAATAATGGGTACGTAAAATTAGTTGATCATATGGGGACTGACGTTTCTGTAGTTAATGCAGCTAGAGCCTCTTTTGCTAAAGAGAATACAACCAAAGAACTGACAGTCGCAGATGCTAGATTGATTAATTTTTTAGCTAGAGAAAATCACATGTCACCGTTTAGGCACGCTTTTATCACGTTCGAATTTAAGGCTCCGCTTATGGTTGCTAGACAACACTGGAAATACGTAGTCGGGTCTGACCATACAATGGATTCCTGGAATGAGTCGTCTAGAAGATACATAACTATGGACCCTGATTTCTATGTCCCAGGAGTAGAAGATTGGCGCATGGCCCCAGAGGACAAGAAGCAGGGCTCTGGAGGCTCTGTAGGCCCCTGGATCGGCTCTGTATTGACCAACGAGCTCAACCGATATATAGAGCAGGGTGAAGCACTTTATAATATGGCTATGGAAAATGGGGTGGCCCCTGAGCAGGCCCGATTGTTCTTGCCGGCCTATGCTATGAACGTAGTTTACAGATGGTCAGCCAGCTTACAGTCAGTAGCTTTGTTCTTGAATCAAAGACTGGCAGAAGAATCGCAAAAAGAAATACAGCAGTACGCTGATGCAGTCTATAAATTAGTGCAACCGCTGTATCCTGTTTCCATATCGTGCTTAGTGGGTAGAAACTAATGTTTATCGATATTTTATTGCTGGTAACATTCTCAGTCTGTATTAACTGGTTAGTTTCGCTAAACAACGTCTTGCAACTAGAGAAGAATAAAAGAACAAGATACCAAATGATCTCATTATCTTTGGCTATAGGCGCAATTTCTGGTTTGGCACTTGCTATAATATAGCTATGTTAGTAGCAGCAAAAAAGATAGAGATACAATAAATGGCAGCGTCAAAATTAAACTATATAGTTTTGTATGAAGGCGTTAGCCAGGTGTATGGATGTTCTTCTAAGAAGATAGCAATGGAAACACCTGCACCACAGGGCATAGACCCAAAGAGTAAAAAAGTATTATTCGTTACATTTGAACCAGACACAAATGACCTTTGTGTTTATCAGATAGAAGAAGAAGATGACAAAGAAACAAGTATCTAAGAAAAAAATTAATATCAAACTCAAACCTTACGAAGCGTTTGTTATAATGCAAACTAGTGAGCTTTTGTCTATAGCTGAGGTGTTAGAATCTGCTTTGAGAAAAGAAGAAGACAAGCAATTGAAAGCCAAAATTAACGATCTTGCATTACGTGTAAGATCAGCTATAAACGAAAACCAATTTGTACCGCAAGAAGAAGTGGGCTATGATGAATGGGAGTAAGAAGATGCTTGGTCTTGCAGTAGCCGGAGTAACTTTTGTGATGTTGCAATTATATTACAACAAGAACCAGAAACCTAATCGTGGTAGCTTCATCGAGCCTACAGAAAAACAGTTGAGAAATAGACTAGAAGAATTTTTTACTGACGATTCATTAGTAAAAGCTCAAGATAAATATGACACTATGATTAAAATGGGCTTGAATGGGAAAGATGCCTACAGAATATTAGGCTGTTCAGTATGATAGACTTGTGCGTAGTAAACCATAACACTGCTGGTCTAATGAAGCGATTTTTGGATACCCTTCATTCTGACCTAGGCGATAAAAATAGGAACTGGAAGCTACATATAACAGACAATGATTCTACTGACGAATTTATAGAGTTCATTAGACAAACTGGTCATAACTATCATATAGAAAATTTGTTTTTGAGAAAGAACATAGGGTACGCTGCTGCTTGTAACTATATGGGCAGCAAAACTAATTCAGATATAATAGGCTTGCTGAATTCTGATGTATGGATGACTAACGATGATGTAGATAAGATACAAGCAATCTTCGATAGCAACCCCGACATACACATATTGGGCCCTAAGCAAAGAGACGAACACGGTCGAGTAACGCATGCCGGCATGACGGGCACTGGCGCACAACCAATCATGAGAGGTTGGATGTTGAGTGATCCCGAAGATACAATGTTTAGAGACAGAGTAAACTGTATCACAATATCTGGATCAGCTTACTTTATAAGAAGAGAAGTATGGGACGCTATGTTAAACCATCCTAAGTATAAAGAGATCCATCCTGAGGCTCTAGGCGCGTTCCTGCCTACTCCACATTACTACGAAGAAACATGGTGTTCTTATTTTGCCCGCCACTTAGGCTATAACGTAGTCTATGACGGTAGCGTATCAATTGGACATAGCTGGCACGCTTCGTCGGCAAAGCCCGGAGAAGGGATCAGCCACGTAGATCATTACTTCCCTATATCAAGAGAAATTTTTAGAAAAGCTTGCGATCATATGGGGATCGAACGAGACTAGCTAACTCATGAATGACCATATATTTAATGACCATATATTTATAGCGATTCCAGCTTTTAACGAAAAGTTTACGCACATAACTGTAGAAGATGCTTTTGCAAAGGCGGATAACCCACACAATGTATATATTGGAATCTTTAACCAGAAAACAAACAACCTTGAATTTGAAGATTTTTCTGGTTACAAAAATGTGAGATGCGTTAATGTAACATATAAAAATCCACTAGGTCTTGGGCTGGCTAGGGTAGCTGCAGCAAGTCTTTTAGAAGATGAAGAATATTTTTTGCAGCTAGATGCACACACAATTTTTGCAAAAGGCTGGGACACACGATTGCTAGGCGACCTAAAGGAGTTATTGCAGTATTGCGATAAACCTTTGATATCGCAATCGTTAGCTTGGCATCGTGAAAAAGATTATTTCGATAATGATCAAGCTTACATAAAAAACTTTTATGGAATTAAAGCTTACCCTCTTTATAGGGAAGGAGATGTTAAGACTCATCCAGACCATTCTAGAGAGTCGGAAGAAAAGATTCTTGGAAAATTTCTTGAGCACTACCTTTGTTATGGTGGTTTCTTATTCGGCGAATCAAAATTTTTATATGATATTTCTTATAATCCATTTATATTAATGGATCCAGAGCAAGAAATAACAGCTCTTAGAGCATCCACTAGAGGTTATAGGTTTTTTAGTTCAGACATAACACCTATATCCACATTGGGTAAAGGCGAACATGGCGGTTTCACAGAAGAAAAATATAAAGATGATATTAAATATGAATTTTTAAGGTATGATTTTGATCAGACCAGAAAAGGCTGGCATGGCAAAAGATTTTATCAAGGTCTAAATTTTGGTTTTTGGGGAGCTGAAACAAAAGAACTATATGATGAATATTTTAAAAAAATACTATAATATTTTTACACAACAATAGAAAGAAGATAAAATGTCAGATCAATTTAATGTTTATTTATACAACGCAGAAGTAATTAAAGTAGTAGATGGAGATACGTTCAAGATAAATATTGATCTTGGATTCGAAGTACACCTTGGGCCAAAGAGCGTAAGACTTTATGGCGTTAACACCCCCGAAAGTCGTACTACAAACCTTGAAGAAAAGAAGATGGGACTCGCTGCAAAAGAATTTACTGATCAATGGATTAAAAAAGCTGGTAGTAAGGTGAAGATAGAAACAATTCTAGATAAGAATGAAAAGTATGGTAGAATACTTGCTAGAGTATGGAACGAAGCTGGCGAATGTCTTAACACAGAAATTGTTAAGGCTGGACTAGCTAGAGAATACTTTGGCGTAGGCGACAAAACTTTTAATGAATTTAAGAAGGCATAATGCAAACATTTTTACCATACGCAGATCTACAAGAATCAGTTCGGGTATTAGATTATCGTAGACTTGGCAAGCAGCGCGTAGAAACTTTTCAAGTTTTAAACATATTACTTGATCGTACACCAACAAAAGGTTGGAGAAATCACCCAGTAACACGTATGTGGTCAGGCTACGAATCTGCTCTACAGGTTTACCAGAATTATACTATCCAAGAATGGATCAATAGAGGGTATAAAAACAACATGCAGTTTGAGGAAATATTAATTCCGTCTCCACAAATGCCGAGCTGGTTTGGCGATGAAGAATTCCACAGATCACATAGGTCTAACTTATTAAGAAAAGACTATGAATATTATAGCCAATTTTTTGATGAGCCCACAGACCTAGAATATAGTTGGCCAGTATGAGTGTTACAGTTTATTTAGCTGGTGCAATGGATTACGTAGGCGACTATGCTCTTGGCTGGAGAAAAGAAGCTGCCGAGCTTCTTAAGCAGAGAGACTATAAGGTTCTTGACCCTACTTCTATATCAGAAGACGATACTATGTCAGCTGAAGAAATAGTGCAAAAAAATCTGTTTATGCAGAAACGATCAGACATTTTGCTGGTAGAATACATGCTAGAAGATAGAGCCTACATAGGCACTGACTTCGAAATGGCATACGCAAAACTAAACGATCAACCCGTAATAGTCATATGCTCAAAGCAAAATAGTGATCGACCCTATATGAAATATATGTCGACAAAACTTGCTGACAGCGTTGCCGATGCTGTAGAATACATATCAACACATTATCCAACAAACCAATAAAGGAAAAAAAATGTCAGAGAATAAGTTCAAATACTTTACAGTAGAAACTGTAACTGTAGTAAAAGCTAATAGCAAAACAGATGCAGAAAAGCTTGCAATGGGCCGTCGTGGTGTAGCAGGAGAAGTAATTCTCAAGACCACAGACGTTGAAAGAATCAGTGCAATCCAAGCTCGTAAGCACATCGTTATTTAATTATCATTATTAGCAATCACCAAGCGTGGGGTTCGTCCCCACGCTTGGTTTATCTTTAAGGAAAAAGATGATTTACGGATTAGTCGTAGCCAGAAACGAAGAAGATAGGTATTTAGAAAAATTCCTACAAAGATTATCTACACAGGTAGATAAGATAATATTTACAGATGATTGCTCAACTGACAATACTGTAGAAATAGCCAAGAAGTATGCAGAGGTATACTCTACTTCTGAGAATATGTTCATAAAGCACGAGGGCGCTCTTAGAGCAGAAGCTTGGGCTAATCTTGGTAAGCACGCAAAGCCAGGTGACTGGGTTGTGGCAATAGATGCAGACGAGATGCTGTATACAATGGATAATGAGTCCATAAAAGACACACTAGATAAGTCTCCATTCGATGTAGTCAATGTTAGAAGATGCGAAATGTGGGATGAAAATTGTTACAGAGTAGACAAGATGTGGGCCCCACATAACACTACTAGAATTTTTAGGTATGCAACTAATGGAGTCTATAAAGATAAAAGATTAGCTTGCGGATCTGAACCAACCTACGTAGATGAATGGGTAAGACGTGGTAATTTTTGGTACGAGAACCCATTCGTAATGCAGCACTTAGGTTATGCAAGACTAGAAGATAGAGTATCAAAGCACGAGCGTTACATGACCCTTGATAAGGGTGAGTTTCATAACATAATACACTTACAATCAATATTGGATAATAACCCAACTTTAATTAATTGGGGTATTTTTGGAAACAAAGAGGTAAACCTAAAATGACAATCATAAATAGCAAAGAAACAATAAAAGAATTGACTTATAAAATGTCAAGAAAAGAGCGCTTTGCTTTTGTTAACTTTTCTAGATCAGCACTGCTTGCTGCAACCGGAAAGATACCATCAGAAAAAAGACCTCCTAAGCCTTTTGTAAAGTCGATAGTCAATGCTTTAGAAGTAAAGAACAGCAACTATATGAAAGCTATCCCTACTCATATGATTGGCCAAGGGTCTGGTTTTTCCGTGAGCGAGATCAAGAGTCTTGATAACGAAAAGATATATGATGCAGGGATGTTAGAATATTATTATGTTTCTAAAAAAGATATTTTTGATTCATTTGTTGAGCATTACATTAAATATAGTTCAACACTAGTAGTTTCTTTTCATGAGAAAAAGACTATACAAAAAGTCATAGGATCACCTAAGCATTACTTGCAGGTTCCATACAATGACTTTTATGATAAGCTAGACTCAATTTATGAATCTATAATAGCTCATGAAAATATAGACTACTGCATTCTCGACTGCCCAGTTCTAGCGTCCGCGTTAGCTCCTAAAATTTGGGAAAATTCAAACATGTCTATATTAGACTTTGGAAAAGTATTTACCATAGCTAGCAAGTAGTCCTTATGCGAAGAGGTTCAAGTCCGCATAAAGACAACGATGATACCGAATACATGGTAGACTTGCTTATGGAAACGTCTATGTCCTTGACTGAAATAGCCAAGGAATTAGGTTGGACAATCAACGCTTTAAATAAGAAGATCAATCAGTTAGGGCTTAACTGGGTAAAAACTAGACACAAAAAAATGTCTAGAGGTCAGGCAGCCTTGACTGATATAATGCAAAAGCTATTGCCTAATGAATCCATAGTGAGCGAACACCATATTGGCGATAGGTTGAAGCTTGATATATACTGCCCTAAGTATAAGATAGCTGCAGAGTATCATGGCCGTCAGCACTTTTATTATACTGGAAGATTCTTTAATTCAAAAGAAGATTTTGAAGAAGCTGTTCAGAGAGACGAAAAAAAAGCAAGACTTTGTCAAGAACAGGGTATAGCTCTTTTAGTTTTTAGGTATAATGACAAGCTCACAGAAGAAGCGGTATTCTCTAGAATACTTGAAGCGATAAAAAACTATGTTCCGTCAGAAGAAAAGGTTAATAAATATAGCAAGAATAAGATATCTGAAAGTAGCTTCTATCAAGACGCAAAAAAAAGATATAATACTATCCAAAGAAAAAGATATAAAGAGCTAAAGGAAAAAAATGGCAACAGAAGAAAACAATAACAATTATCCGATTGAATATCAGATATTTGCGCTATGCCTAAGACACCCTGGTTCAATAAACTTTTTTCATGAGAACTTAAAGGCAGAGATAGTAGGAATAAACCATGGAGAAAATGGTGTCTTCGAATTCTATAACGCAATCCTGGCTTTCCATAAAGCAACTCAGCTAGATATAGTAGATCCAATAGCTTTTAGATCTTGGCTACAAACAGAGACTGAAATATATGAAGCTTTAGGTGGGCATGTAGGCACCCAGGCTATGTTTGACATATTAATGAACATAGACTTGTCGAGTGCAGAGTCAATACTAAAAGTCATAGAGCACAAGGCTAATAAAAGAAAACAGATAGACTATCTACAAGAGCTACAGATTTTAATCACACAAAAATCAAGCAAATCAGATGAAGACATAGAAAGAATATCTGTTTTAACTAACAAGATTAGAGAATTAGAAAATGAGATTAACTATAATCCATTAGAGAATGTTACTACAGCAAGTGATATAGCTGGTAGAGCAGAAGAGCTGTTGGTAATACCAAATTTTTTACCAACTCAATTCAAGTCACTTAATAGAGCGATGGGCTATACAGATGAGGGAGGCTTCTTTAAGGGGGCCGTGCACGCTATCATAGCCCCTTCTGGCAAGGGCAAAAGCACGTTTGCTAAGTGCCTAGTAAACCATTGGGTTGAGGTTGGTTATTCAGCGTTGTTCATTAACTTCGAAGAAGCGATATCCCACTGGGAGAGAGTTCTGATGACCCAAATTATAGGACAAAATGTTTATTCCGAAGCAGGTAAGTGGTCTCAGCAAGAAAAAGATAAGCACCTAAAAACATTTAAAGACAAGATGGAGCAGTGGGGGGACCGATTCATGGTGAGACATGATCCGGAAACTCCATACTTTGAGGACCTAGAGAGATGGCTTAGAGACATTATGGGGCACAATGCTAAGCTGCCAGACGTAATTGTAATTGATACCATACAATCGATGTTCACCCGAGGCGGAAAAGGTAAGCCAAGATGGGGCGAATTTGAAGAGATGATGGTTCGCCTAGAGAAGTTGGCTAGAGACATGAACTGTGCTTTTATAATAACGGCACAAGAAAACTCGAATAGAATGAAAGAAAAGAGAGAAGTAGTCCAGCAATCTGACACTGGTGGGTCTCTTGCTATCCAACAAAAGTGTGCGGTGACTATCTTTATAACAGATAAAAAGCTAGCTTCGGGCGACGAGTCAGAAGAGGATTATGTAATGCAATTACAGATACCAAAAAACAGAATAACTGGGTCTACATTCGTATACGACCCACCTCTAGTAAGATATAATGATACTACCAAGTCTTATGAGGACTACGAAGTTGTAACCAACGATACATATTCTACTTCATCTTTGTTAGATGATTTATTAAGTGGAGACTTTTCTTAATGATAAAAATAACGCCTAAGGCGATTAAAGATTTTCAAACATGCGGCCTGCTTTTTGACTACAGATATAATCAAAAGCTTCCAGAAACTATACTTAGTAGGAATGTTGTAACTGAAAGATTTGAGAATACATTAAAGAATGTAATAAATTTCTTTTTGTATAAAAGACAAAGCGGTCAAACTCCTTCATACGCTGCCGTATTAAACAGATGGGAAAAGCTTTGGTTCCCTAAGGATACTTCGGCACAAGATATAATAAATGACAAGCACGAGAGTGCTTACGGTAATATGGCAAGCCTTACATCCAAGGCTGCTGGCGTTTTGCTTTCATTTTATAACTATTTTTCGGACCCAGAGCTGGTACCGATAGGCATATCGGAGGACTACAATCTTCCAATAGGGCAAGTGTTAATAACCGATAGCTTTGATATTATTTATATAAAAAATGGCTACACCAATGTTGTCAAATGGGTATTCAACTACAAGGACAGCCATGAGCATTTGTATAATGTTGATTTTGTGTCGATGCAATATGCATACACAAAGAATAGGGGTAGCAAAAACAAGAATGTTAGATATGGTTACTTCGATATCATGTCCTCAAATCCAAAGGTTGAATACGTTGATTTTGTACAGGAAGATGTTGACTCATTAAACTTTTGGGTAGATGAGCTAAGCGCGTGCAGTAACTTCGTACCAAGAAGAGGTCTAACTTACTACTGCAAACGATGCCCGTTTGATGGCCCGTGCTCTAAATGGTCTAATTGGAAAAAAGATAAGGAAAACAAAGATGGCAAAAAATAAAGACGACAACTTGTTAGATTCATTCTTAAAGGATGAAAAAATAGTTTCGATGATAGAAGAAGAAGACATTATACTCGCGCCTCTTTTAAAGGAAATTTCCTTTATATCTAGCGAGGGCTTAAGATCTTTTGTAAGATCAATCTTAGTAAGAGCAGATTCTTTTTGGAAAATACCATCATCCTTCTCCGGCAAGTATCATCCACCAGATGAGCATGGTGAGGGCGGTAACGCTCTCCATACAAAAAGAGTGGTTAGAGCAGCCAAGATGCTCTGCCAATCTCATAGCATGAGTGAAGAAGAATCTGATTTGATTTTTGCAGCATGCTTACTGCATGATGTTACAAAAGGAAAGATAGATAAAGATGGTTGGTTCTCTTATGACAAGATGCATCCTTACACCGTTGGCGATTTTGTCAAATACTGCCAAGAGGATGATAAAAAGTTTGCCAGTGACATTCATTCATCTACGCTATACGTAAATGAAGACGATGTTCAAACAATACTAAGACTCGTAAGATGTCACCTTGGTCCATGGTCTCCTATACCAGAAACCGTACCAATAACTTACCTAGATCAAATAGTGCACGTAGCAGATAACATAGCTTCAAAGATCCATTACATATTGGATGGCGATGATATCATAGAGAGTAGATGGAAAGATCATGGAACCACTACTTAACAGAATAAATAAAAGAAACTTTCTAGTATCAAATTTAGAAAGCTACATCCAAGAATCTGTTTACTATAGAAGTTATTCGTTTGAACTTAACAACAAAAATAATAAAACAATAATTTATAACTTCGTAAACAATTCTGGTAAAGGCAAAATACAGTGAGACCAACTACTGATGAGAAAAAGTTTTTAAAAGACTGGAAATTTGTTGAGGTAGCTAGATACGTTGATTCTTTATCTAAGGTTATCAGAGAAAAAAATGGCGACAATCCATTAGTGATACCTTTTGACCAGGTTGAAAAGTATTCAGACAAACACAACAATGTTGGCGTTTATACTTCCGTTTGGCTTTATAATAATGAAGACATAAACAAGGCAACTAGATATTCTAATCTGTATTTTGATTTAGATAACTCAGATATAGCTATAGCTTATGGCGAAACCGTAAAGCTAGTAAGCATATTAAAGAATAAAATTCCAACAGATGCCATAAAGATATACTTTACTGGCAAAAAGGGTTTTCATATAGAATGCGAAGGCTCAGCCTTAGGTATAACTCCGTCTAATGACCTACATGTTTTGTTTAGGTTCATTGCTTCAGACATAAGATCATCGTATGACATAACAAGCTTAGACTTAAGTGTATATGATGCCAGAAGAATGTGGAGATTGCCTGGCACTAAGCATCAAAGTACTGGTTTATATAAAACCTTGTTGACTATGGATGAGTTTGATAGTGGTTTAGAGGCTATCTTTTTGATTAGCAGAAACTTTAGATCTAGTGAGTACCAAGATATAGATTTTGATTATAAGTCAAACGAATGGTATAGAGAATATTCATATAAAATGGAAGCAGATAAAGAAAGAAGTAAAGATTATCTTTCTTACTTTAACAAGCATGGGTCTAAAGGCTTAAAGCAAGTAGATGATTCACCAAAAGTATTTTCTCCTCATGTTCTATTTAAAAACTGCCCAGCAATAAAGAGAATATATCAAGAAGCTAAAGAAAAACATGACATAGACCATGAGTCTAGATTATTCCTCTGTTCGATTCTAACTTATACTGATGATTCTATCGAGCTTTTACATGAGATACTAAGTAACTGTAGTGATTATAACGTACAAAAATCTACGTCCCATATAAATGATTGGATAAGAAGAAGAGAGATTGGGATAGGCGGTAGACCATATACCTGTGAAAGAGCAAATTCAGTAGGAGTTGGGTGTGGAGATTGCCAGTTAGAAGGAAGAAAGAAATGGGTTAAGGTTGGAGAAAAATTTGTAGAAACAAATATAAAATCTTCCCCCTCACCAATAAGGTTCGCATACAGATCAACTAAAAAGGACAAAAAAAATGAATAATATAAATAATCCAGATGATGTTATAGGCGTATGTTCTGAGTGTAATTCAGATCAACCTATGAGCTATATGGAAAGAAGCCCATTTGCTCAGGCTGGACAGCCAGTGCCATGCAAGTTCTGTGGAGGAATAGTTTTAATTACTTACAGAGAAACCAGAAACAATACATTAGATAGCAGCAATAAAGGCAGAGGCATAAACTAATTAATGAAGAATTGGACAAACCTACATAACCACACCGTGTTCTCCATGCTAGATGGGCATGGAGACGTAGAACAATACCTAACTAGAGCCAAGGACCTTGGTATGTTGGGATTAGCTACGACCGATCACGGCAATATACACTCGTGGTTAGACTTCTATGATGCTGGGATGGCATGTGGCGTAAAGCCAATTCTTGGTTCTGAAATGTACCAAGCTAGAAAAAGTAGGTTTGATCGAGACGAAGAGGAAAGATCCGGCCCATCAAAAAATGAATGGGAACAAAGAGGTCCTTACCATATAACTATATTGGCAAAGAATAATGTTGGCTATCATAACATAATCAAGATGTCGTCTAAAGCCTTTACGGAAGGATACTATGTAAAGCCAAGAGTGGACCATGATTTAATATCACAACACTCTGAAGGAATAATAGTTCTATCTGGTTGTCTCAACGGAGAAGTTTCGCAGGCTCTTTTAAGAAAAGATTATAAAACAGCCTTGAACCACGCAGCTAAGATGCAGCAGATTGTGGGCAAAGAAAACTATTTTATCGAAATTCAAAACCATGGCATAGCAGAGCAGCTTGCGATCATACCAGATTTGATTAAGGTAGCTAATCATATAGGCGCAAAGATTATCCCATCTGGTGACTGTCACTACGTTCATCAACGTGACGCGCATGCTCACGACATAATGTTATGTGTTGCCACTAACTCAAACATACATACCCCAGATAGATTTTCTTTTTCTGGTGATCATTTTTATCTACAATCTTATGATGAAATGGCTTCTGTATTTTCTGAAGACCAACTAAAAAATACTATGCATGTCTATGACATGATAGACCTTAAGTTAGATTTTGGTGATATACATTTTCCTAATTTTCCAATACCCACAAAAGAAAGCTCTACAGAATACTTTGAAAGATTAGCATGGGATGGCCTAAGAGAAAAGTATGGACAAAACTTACCACAAAATATCATTGATAGAGCACAGCATGAAATAAGAGTAGTAAAAGAAATGGGTTTCCCAGAATACTTTTTGGTTGTTTCCGACCTTGTGCGCTGGGCTAAGTCTAATGATATAACGGTTGGCTGGGGAAGAGGTTCAGCAGCGGGAAGTATTCTCTCCTATGCTTTTGGTATAACTAACTTAGACCCGATTAAGTTTGGTCTATTGTTTGAAAGATTCCTTGTAGAGGGAAGAAAGTCAATGCCCGACATTGACTTGGACTTTGACGATAGACACAGAGACAAAGTTATCGAGTATGCAAGACAAAAATATGGTGAAGATAAAGTAGCCCATATTTGCACATTCAATAGAACAGGTGCAAAGCAATCCATTAGAGATGCAGCTAGAGCTCTTGGCCTTGATTATGCAAGCGGAGATAGAATAGCAAAGCTAGTTCCACCTCCAGTGCTGGGTGTTTCAAAAAACTTGAACGACTGTATGCAGGTTACCGAATTTAGCGCAGCTTATAGCACAGAAGAAAATAGCAAGCTGATTATAGACACGGCATTTGGTTTAGAGGGCGTGGTCCGACAGACTGGCATCCACGCTGCAGGTATTGTTATATCCAAAGAGCCATTAATAGAGTATCTTCCAGTTATGAAAAAGGGAGCTGACAACCCATTAGTTACGCAGTGGGACATGGGCAGAGTAGAACAATGTGGGCTATTAAAAATAGACTTTCTTGGTTTAAGAAACCTTGGCGTTATAGATCAGTGCATAAAAACTGTAGAGAAAAGAACAGGTCAAAAGATAATACTTGATGACCTACCTTTAGACGATGAGAATACCTATAAGGAACTGTGCAAAGGTAACGCTATGGGTGTTTTTCAGTTAGAGTCTGCAGGTATGCGCGAGCTGATGATACAAATGCAGCCAAGATCAATCCAAGACATTATGGCTTTGATATCACTTTATAGACCAGGCCCAATGGGATCCGGTATGGATAAGCTTTACATAGATAGAAAAAATGGTAAGGCAAAGATATCTTATGTACATGAAAAGATGGAGGAGGCATTAGGTTCCTCTTTAGGCATCATGCTTTATCAGGAAGATGTCTTAGCAGTAGCGCGAAGCCTTGCTGGCTTTTCTGCTAGCGAAGCCGATGACTTAAGAAAAGTAATCGGTAAGAAGCAGATGGACAAGATAGCAAAAATAAGAAAAAGTTTTGTTACAGGCTGCATTGAGAACTCAGGTTTGACAAAGTCAATTGCAGATAAAATATTTTCTGACATTGAGTTCTTCGGTGGATACGGTTTCAACAGAGCTCACGCAGCAAGTTACGCAATGATATCTTATGTGACCGCATACTTAAAAACTCATTACACTGCTGAGTACATGGCAGCTTTAATAACTTCAGTGGCTGGCAATAAAGAAAAACTATTCTTGTATCTAAACGATTGTAGGAAGTTGAATATAAATGTTCTTCCTCCATCGATCAACAAATCTGGCATAGACTTTGAAGTTGAAGATGATAATAACATCTTGTTTGGTTTGGGTTCAGTAAGCGGCATCGGTGCTTCGATAGCAGAGTCCATAATACTAAAAAGAGATACCGAAAAACCATACTCTAGTATGTATGACTTTTTTAGAAGATGTGATCCAACCGTGCTAAAAAAATCTACTTTAGAGCACCTGTCTTACGCTGGGGCACTAGACGAATTGATACCAGAAATGGAAGATGAAGACTTAAATAGATCAGTTGAACTTTCTATTTTAGAAAAAGAAAAAGAAGAGCTAGGTATCTACGTTACAAAGCACCCCCTAGAGGGGACTTGGGACAAGATGAAACCAAACATTGATGTTGAGCTTATCCAGATACCAGAGTGTGCGACTAATAGCTACCTTAAGGTCGGAGGAATCATCACTGCATCTAAAAAAATAATAACCAAAAAAGGTGCAAGAATGTTTAAGTTTAACATTGAGGATCCAACTGGTGAGTTAGAAATAATAGTCTTTCCTAAGGACGCTAAAAACTATTCAGATGATTTTTTTAAAGCAGGTGAAATAGTTTACATATCTGGAACTCTGAATAGAGAAACCGATGATGAGAATTCAAGCTATAGAGTTTTCCTTTCTAACATAGAAAAGATAGACCACGCTACATTGTTTAGCGGTAAGGCTATCTATTTGGAAATAGATACTTTAAACTCAGAAAAGATACAACAGATTTGTGATATAATAAATGCGCACAATGGTAATAAACAGGTTTATCTTAAGGTAAACAATAATTTAGGGACTTTTGTTTATCGTTTTAACAAAACAACAAACAGAAAAGCAGAAGCCTTACTTGACACAATCATACTATAAATAGGAGAGTTATGGCAGCGATAGGCAGTTTTCAAAATCCAACAGAAAAAGATTGTTGGAAGTATTGTCATTCTTGTGGCAGATGCGAGAACAAAGAACGTTACACAAAGTGTAACGGATGCAGTGGAAGATATGATCCGCAAGGGATGATAGAGCCATGTCAGGATGACTATTGTGATTGCAGAAACGGGATACTAAGATGGAAAACCCAGCAGGGTCGAATAGTCATAACTAGATTTAAATCAAACCCGTATGCAGGCACCGTGAAGATAGAGAAGAAATCAGAAGACGAAAGAGATTGGGACTCTTACGTTAATGACATGAGAAATAAAATGGGCGATCCAAACTGGAACCCTATAACAATAGTTGGAGACTAATTTATGTTAAGAGCAGAAGTAGGCAGAATGCACATGGGCAACGTTGTCCTTGTAGAGTACGAATCAATAGACGAAGAAAAGCCTTTGTTTTTTATTCAATCTGGTGCAGCAGGTTTTAACGCAACAAAAGAAGAACTCGAGCACTTATACGGAGTGCTTAACTATTGGTTTAATATGGAGTCTATAATGAATTGTGTTATCCAAACTAACTCTGTAGATGAAGAAGAGGAACAATAGATGAAGAAAGAAAACTATGACGAAATGGAGCTGGGCGATACTGGCTGGGTCCCAATGCCAAACGGGTCTTATAGAAACATTTACAACAATCATTATATCGATGACCTCGGAAGAGAATTCGATGAACATGGAACTTTAATATTCTCCCCTGACAATCTAAAGGAATAAATGATAAACATTAAATCGGTAGCAGATCTTTCTGACTTGGAAAGAATGTCCTTGATGGACTTGTCGTATTCTAGGATTGACACTTACAAAATGTGCCCAGCAAAATACTTTTATGGCTACATACAAAAAGAACCTAGACTATTTGGAGAGGCAGCCGTACTAGGCAATATAGTTCACTCCGTGTTAGAGGATAATCTTTCCAACGAAAAAGACCTAGACATAGAGAGTCTTTTTAATTCTTATGAACAAAAGAAGTCTGAGTGGGATCCTAATTCTATTATTAACTCTGAGCTTATATCAGTTGGCAAAGAGATATTAAACGAATTCTACGATAGACATTCCGGTGAGACCCTACATATTAAACATAAAGAAATGGGTTTTAACTTTATTGTAGGTCCATTTAATGTTAATGGTTTCATAGATAGAGTCGATGAATACGACGACAGAATCGAGATTATAGATTATAAAACCGGTAAGTGGGAAGTATCGCAAAAATCCATTAAAGACAACCTACAGCTCGGTATATACGCTCTGGCAGCCAAGCTAGCCTATCCTGACAAGCAGATCTATGCGGAGCTTTATTACCTAAGATCAGGTAAGCGCAAGGGCCATTTGTTTACTGACGAGGACATCCAATCTGCCTACGATAACTTGATCGAACAGGGTAATAAGATTAGGAATGACATCAGCTTCCCTACTACGTCCAATGAAAGAGTCTGTTCTTTCTGCGACCATGCAAAGTCCGGTGCTTGTGCAACCGGAGTTATGCGCAACAAAAAAGCCCAGAGCCGAAAGGCCCTGGGCTAAGTTGTCTAATTAATTTAAATTAGATACTGTAAGTTGCGTTGTTAACTGAATCAGCTACAAGGTCAACGCCATTGTCGCTTTCGATAACTACCTTGATTGCATCATCTGTGCTGTAACCAAGCAGTTCGAGAGTCTTAACTGCCGAGCTCTGCATATCAGCTACAAAATTATTAACTAGTAAGTTTAATGTTGTCATCTTATTTTCCTATTCTGAGTGGTTAACTTGTATTTTATTTAAAAGTATTATATAATAGGTATAACTAACAAGCAGTAAGGATATCTCATGAGCATCACAGTTGTCAAGCCAGACGAGTTTTTTTTGGAAAAATCTTTTCAATCAAAACATCCGAATTTTAAAGCCGCTGCTAAGAAATATTTAAATAAAAATATACCGCAAGAGGATAGTGTATCACCCAAAGGCGGCAAAGGCAACTTGTACAGGTACACAAAAACTGGATACAGAGAAGACATAGGAATAAACGTAAGGTCTAATTGGGAAGCAAACTTTGCAAGGCTTGCTCTCATATATAAAATAGATTTTGAATTTGAACCAAAAGTTTTTACATACCCGATTAAAAGGGGAACTAAATCTTATACTCCTGATTTTTATTTTAATAAAACTCAAGAATGGATTGAGATAAAAGGTTATCTAGATGAAAAAAGTAAAATAAAAATTAAAAGATTTAAAAGGTATTATCCAGAAGAGTTTAGTAAGTTCACGATGATCATAAGCAGGTATTCAAATGAAGCCAAAAAGTTTGTCGAAGACCTAGAAGTACCTAATGTAATTTTCTATGAAGATATCAGGGATTATTACTTTGAATTAATATACAAATGGGAAGGCAAATAAAATGGCGGCATATAAGGAACAGTATTACACCTTAGAAGAAAACGAAATGCAGGACTTGATTCAAAAAGCAAAAGATGGAAACATGTCCGCTCAAAATGAATTGATAAAAGTTTTCAATAACTTTTTGACAAAGTATTCTACAATGCTGTACTACCGGAAAGTACAACCTAGCAGATTATGACATAAGAAGGTTCATAGCTCTTTTTATAAAAGACAATTACGCAAGGCTAGCCTTGGTAAGGAACAAGATGAACCCTTCTGCTTTGAAGATAGTTAATGAAGCGATGAGGGGAATAACCTACATGGCAAAAAGGTACGGGGACGAAGAAGACATCAGGCAGACTGTCGACATGACGTTCTTTCAGTGCATAGGCAGGTATCAAAGGAAAGACTCCGAGAAAGGGCCTATACCATTTAGCGCATTCCTTTATAGTTATTTCTTCTACTTATTGAAGAAAAATGTTGACACATTCTTAATAGATCAACTAGGAAGAAAAACATTTCCGCTTATAACAGATGATGATTACGAACCAGAAGACGGCGAACAACAAGTAGGGTTCAAGGCTCCACCAGTAGAGTACGATCTAGCAAAGCTGTTATGTGTTGAATCAATAGATGAGATGTGGGTTCTTGGGACTACTGCGGCAGAACCTTTCAACCAGCTATCCATTCAAGAGAGACAGCTGCTAAAATGGAGGTTTGTTGATGGAAAGAAATCTTCGGAGATAGCAGAAAGAATAACAGAGCATCCTAACACAGTTAGAGAACACTTAAAAGATATAAGAGATAAAATTAAATCAATAATAGCATCCTCAAATCTAGAGGATCTTTTCAAATTCGTAAAGGAATAAAAAATTGGAAGATCAAAATCTACAAACGCTACACCGCTTACTTAGCGATTTTTTAAGCCCTCAGATAACAGAGGTGCTAAATGCTTACGCTGCGGGTGAAAACTATAAAAAGTATTTTATTGAAATACCAGATATGGATAATGTAGATTTAGGTATCCATGACCTAGCTAATCTTGTAGCTAAAACTTCCAACGCCTTTGGTAGAGCAGCTAGATTTGCTGGTATGGCTAGAGCCCATTATAAGATAGTAGAAGGTAGGTATAAAAGAATCTACAAGAAGAATAGAAACGGCAAGAACGAAGCCGAAAGAGAAGCATCAGCGCTGACTGCAGCAGAAGGCGAATACGAGGCTATGGTGACTGCAGAAGCTATAGTCAACTTAGCAGAGTCGATGGAGACTTCTTCTAGAATAGCTTCTGAGTCGGCTAGAAAATTAATGGACAAGGTTCAATCAATGCAAATAGCTTCAGCAAGAGAAGACAAAGGAATGCATTCCGAAAGTGAGTATACCCAATGGTAATGGCAGTCAAGTACATAGCCCACTATAAGTGCGTAGAAACACCGGAAGAATTTTATTCCGAAACAAGAAAGTCTTTAGACTACCCAACACAGGTAAGGTATAAGTCAAAGAATTATTTATTATTTGCAACGATGATAATAACTACTACAAAACAGGAGAAGAAGCTTGTTGAAGTAGCAAAAGAAAGAAACATAGAATGTTACGTAGAGTTGCAGTAGGCACATGCATATAGAGGTTTTTTGTGATGGAGCTTCAAGGGGGCAAGGACAAAAAAAGATAGGAGAAGCGTCTTGCGCTACTGTCGTATATAAGAATAGAAAAAAAGTGGCTCAGTTTGCAAGGGGGCTTGGGTCTAGAAGTAATAATGAGGCAGAATACGAGGCCGTAATTGCCGGTTTACTTGTTTGTAGTATGTCTGGGTTTCTAGACCCAATCATATATACTGATTCTGCTGTAGTGGCAAACCACATAAATGGAAAATGGAAATGCAAGAATAAGGCGCTGCTCCCTTTACTGATGACTATAGAAGATGTTAAGCAAGAGTTTAATTTTAGGGTTGTTCAAGTTAGCAGAAATATAGTCTGGGAACCTGACCAACTATGCAACCAATTTTTAGATCAACTTGAAAAAAGAATGTCATCTTACCAGAAAGCGTGATATAATATACCACATGGAAAAAACAACATTTAAAAAACAACAACCTATTGTTATAGGTTTAGCTGGTAGAGCTGGTAGCGGCAAGACCTCTGTAGCAGAATCGATAGTTCCTAAAGCTGGCTTTGAAGTCCTTAGGTACGGTATGAAGTGGGACCATATATTTTACGCCCTTCCATTATACGAGATGGCTTCCTCCAAGAAAAACATACAAGGTTTAAATGCTGACTCAAGAAAGAAGTACGCGCTTCACGATACTCTCTATGAGATATACGGAAGATCTTCTATTGGCATCATACCGGATTACGATTTATTAATAGAAAAAGTCAACCAAATATACGAACTAAATATAGAACCAGAAGGCGTTAAGCCAAGATCTTTCTTGCAAAAAGCTGGAGATATTTGTAGAGATGGTTACGAAGACTGCTTCTGCCACTGGGCAATACATAAGACAATGAATCTTTATAGAAAATACGTATCTTCACTAGATGAAGACGCAGAAGAAAATCCTTTCTGTGTTATAATATCAGATGTTAGATACGAAAACGAAGCAAAATCAATTCTCAAGATGCCTAACGGTATTGTAATATATTATTCTGCAACAGAAGAAACATTGAACAACCGTTTACTCAAAAGAGATGGTAGACTATCTACTACGGAACAAAGTTCACATTCAAGTGAGCTGTTTTTAGACAAGGTAAAAGACATAGCGTCTTTTGTCATAGAAACAGACAACATGGACATAGAAGAACAAACAGAAGCAACATTAAAATTACTAGGGTTACAGGAGAAAAGCAATGCCTAAAATAACAAAGACCGCACAAGAACAGTCTTCAGACTCACCGATAGACAACATCGTATCGATAAACGCTGCTGAGATATCTATATCGTCCAACCCAATATTTATATGTGGGGTCAATAGAAAAGTCAATATAGGTAACTTTGAAAATATTGATATCTATGCTGGGGTAACTTTGCCCCTAAATGGTGTATCCCTAGAGGACAAGGAAGGCCTTAGACTGGCAGTCCAGGAAGCTGCTGCCTATGCTTTCTCCTTGGTTTCAAAGGAAACTAGCGAAAGATATTCTTTAATCAAGGAATCGCAACAAAACAAGTAAGCAATTTGACTTATTTGGCTACTATAGTATATACTGATAATCCACTTAAACTTTAAAGAAAAGGTAAAAACATGTTCAAAAAATTAGTTCTTAGACTTAAGGCGCTTATGGCCGGCAAAGATGTTAAGAAGTTGATTGATTCTATTCCTAGCGAAAGCATCAAGTCTTCGGTTAACGTAGTCGTCAAAGAGGTTGTTGAAGAAGCAGAAAAGGTAGCAATTGCTGTAGACAATTCTGTTGAAGAAGTAAAGAAGCAAGTAAATAACGAAGTCGACAAAGTAAAAAAGACTAAGAAGCCAGCAGCTAAGAAGCCAGTAGCAAAAAAGCCAGCACCAAAAAAGAATAATACAAAAAAGTAATATTATTCTTCTAGGTTATTGTTTTATAGTGTTACTATGTACCTTAACGCTAAAATAACCAAAAGCATAGGGTGGTAACTAATGGAACTTGTTATAGCTGCAATCGTTACTGGAGCTTTTGGGCTTCTAACAATTATGGTAGAAAAAGGGCGTCGAGAAAACGTCAAAGATCATGGTTTTGTTAAAGATAAACTTGATAACCTTCTTGTGAGTATAAACAATATTGACGAAGACGTTGCAAGCATAGAGGATAAATTAGACACTCATATCCATGATCATTTAACCGGACAACTTAATGATACAAAAGCGAGTAACAAGAAGAGCTAATGAACTGCACTAATAAAGAACATCACGTACATAACGACCAACCTTGCAGCAATGGTGATGGCGTTAATCCTGACCACGGCCACCACAAAATGCATTGGCACATCAATAAAAATTCTTTTAAAGCTTTAATTTTAAACTTAGTATATTTTTCGCTACACGCTGTGACCATAGGTATACTATTATCTAAATAATACAGCCTACTACTTTATCTTGTAGTATAATAGGTGCATGGAAAACGGTTACTCTATGTTCGATGGCTTTATGCCATTAATCAAAAATGTTACAGTCTCGGCTCTTACTAACTCCCTTGCATCAAGCGGAGAAATTGTCGATGTGCACTGCATCAGTATACAAACTGTTGAAGGACATGATTTTGTTTTTAGTATGTCCCCACATGATCTTCATAGATTAAATCTTTTGATTATGAAAACTTTGATGGTTGACATTTAACATGGGCGTAATAATATTTAAAGACCTTGAATTTGGTGACATACCAAAGACTCCGGCAACTCCGTACCCTGACTATGCGCTTCAACAGGTAAAAGACATAGTGTATAAGTACGCCTACCGATTTGGTTTTCCTGTTGGTTACATACAAGAGCAAAACGGCTTGACTATACAGAATATAGTTCCAGTTCATAAAACGGAGCACCAGCAAATATCTACTTCATCTAAAGTAGAGCTGGAGATGCATACAGAAACTGCATTTCACCCCTACAAGCCAGATTACGTTATGCTGTTTTGTCTTAGAGGTGACCCCAATGCTGTAACAACGTATGCTAATTTGTCCGATGTGCTAAAAATATTAGATCCAGATACTAGAAAAGTTTTAAAAAAGAAAATCTTTACTACCAGTGTAGACATAAGTTTTAGATCAAACGGGGAAGAAGACCAGCAGATACCAATAAGTATTGTTGGGGAAAAAGACGGCAAGCTTACCTTCACTTACGATAGTTACTTTGTGCGCGGAATAAATGAAGAAGCAAATAACGCGTTAGTTAGTTTGCGTTCAGCCATAAAACAATGTACAATTGACATCGTGTTACAATCTGGTGATCTATTGGTTATAGATAACAATAGCACTATCCACGGACGTAGGGAGTTTCAACCTAGGTACGATGGTACGGACAGATGGATACAAAGAGTTCTTGTCATAAGAGAAATGCCTCCGATGGAAGAACGAAAAGGCAATGTAATAACCACCAAGGTATTTAACTAAGAGGATAAAATGGACCAGAAGAGCATACTTTCTATAATCATTTCATACAATGATTTCAAGAACACATACATGACCGTAGAAAGTCTGTTGAATCAGACTATCAAAACTAAGATTGTCGTCTGGGATAACAATTCAAAAGATGGAACAGTGGAACAACTAAACAATATGTTTGGTGATTTGATAACAGTTCATGCATCTGACCAGAATATGTACTGGACTCCTGCGATCAACGCAGCGTTTAACAGATACTATGATCAAGAGAAGATAATACATTATTCCAATAATGATATTAGCTATCCAAATGAGTCCCTAGAAAGAATGGTCAAGGATCTAATAGAGACTAACGCAGGTGCAGTGGGGCCAACTGGCAGCGCACTAGGAGGAATGCAAGATCATATTATCCACCACCCTGAAGACTCTAGTTTTAGTTCGCGTGAAGACTTCTACGCAGCGATAAAGAATAGGCCACCCACTAGAGCCTCTAGCTTGCAAGGAGCGTGTATACTAATGAGAGCAGAGTCCTTCAAGCTTATGGGGCCTCTAGACAACGCTATGCCTTTGGGTGCAGACGACTTTGACACCAGCATAAGGATCAAGGCTATGGGGCTACCACTGTTTATTTCTCAAAGTGGTTACGTTAACCATGTAGGCCATGCTAGTGGAGAGGGCAACGAAAAAACCTGGTCTGAACTTGGAGCCCAATCATGGGATTGGTTCAATAAGAAGTGGGGTGGCTTCTACTTTAATGAGCTTGAAGCCCTCAAGTGCATGTGGGCACATGAGTACCACTACGGTTGGGACTATGGCACTGGATGGATGGATGAAGAATCTAGACTAAAGGTTTGGCATGCGCGAGGGGTTAATTATGATGGATCATCGATCCAATAACCCTATAAAGGAGAGTTAAATGAAGAGAGCATTAGTCTTAGGTGGTGGTGGCTTTATCGGAAGCCACATGGTAAGAAGATTAAAACAAGAAGGATATTGGGTAAGAGCTGTAGACTTAAAGCTGCCTGATTTCTCTAAATCATCTGCAGATGAATTTTTAATTGGAGATCTAAGAGACTCACAGTTTGTTGATGAAATCTTAATTGGATTTGATGAAATATATCAATTTGCCGCAGACATGGGCGGTGCTGGGTATATATTTACTGGCGATCACGATGCAGATGTTATGCATAACTCAGCAACAATTAATCTAAATGTATTAAATTCAATTAAAAACAATTCTATAAACACTAAAATCTTCTACAGTAGCTCCGCATGTATTTACCCAGAGCATAACCAAATGGACCCAAATAATCCAAATTGCGAAGAGTCTTCTGCATATCCCGCAAATCCAGACAGTGAGTATGGATGGGAAAAACTTTTTAGTGAAAGACTTTATTTTTCTTTCCACAGAAACTATGGAATAAAAGTGAGAGTTGCTAGATACCATAATATATTTGGCCCTGAAGGGACTTGGAAAGGTGGCAAAGAGAAAGCACCCGCAGCCATTTGTAGAAAAGTTGCAGTGGCGTCAGACCAAGACTCTATAGAAATATGGGGGGATGGAGAACAGACAAGATCGTTTCTTTATATAGACGAATGCATTGAGGCTACTCGTAGACTCATGGATTCTGATTTTATTGGACCAGTCAATATTGGTTCAGAAGAAATGGTTAGCATTAACCAACTGGTAGACCTAGCTTCCTCTATAGAAGGAAAGCACTTGGTCAAATCACACATCCCTGGTCCAACTGGAGTAAGAGGAAGAAATTCAAACAACAATTTAATTAAAGAAAAGTTAAACTGGAATTATTCTCTTCCTTTATCTGAAGGAATTAAAAAAACATATAATTGGATACGCGAAAGAATAGACGGGGAACTATAAATGTATTTAAATAAAAAAGTTGGGGTTGGTATACCCACTCATGAACGTCCTGAATATTTAAGAACAGCCTTAGCTAGTGTTGCAGATAAGCTAAGTGGTGTTGTTGACTATTTGGTAGTATGCGACGATGCATCTGAAATACATAGAGATGAAATACATCAGATACTTAATGAATTTAATTTTAATTTTGAATACGAATACATAATCAACGAAACAAATAAAAGCGTTGCAGTAACAAAAAATAATTGTCTAAAAAAAATTATAGATAAAAATTGTGATTATATATTTTTAATGGAAAACGACATGCAAATTATCGACGAAAAAGCTGTGACTGGTTACATAGATGTTTCGATAAAAAGCAATGTTCAACATTTTAACTATGCCCATCACAGTCCCATGAATACTTCTCCATTAGCTGTTAGCGATCTTACTGAGATTGGTGAGTCTGATCTAGTAGTCGATGGAATAGACGTTTTTACAGCATGCTGTGGATCATACTCGTTCTACACTAAGAAATGCATTGAAGAAGTTGGTTTAATGGATGAAGCTTTGTGCTATAATAGCTGGGAACACCTAGAGCACACATTAAGGTGCGCAAAACAGGGTTTTACTTTTCAGTTTTGGAGATTTGCAGATGCAAGTAATTCAGTTAACTGGGTTGCATCTCAACAACAGGCACTTGAAAGTTCCACTATTAGAAATAGCAATCCAAATTGGTTTAGTAATATGGAAAAATCAAAGGAATATGTTTTGAATAAGCATCCGGGGTTTTATGTTTAGATTGTTAAAAAGTAAATGAATATAAATGATTTTATTAGTTTTAAAAAAGAATTTAATATTAATTCTCAACTAGGCCAAGATGCACTAGTCCTATGGGCCCTAAAGAATAAGAGAGATGGATATTTTATTGAATTTGGTGCAGCTGATGGCGTTAATATATCTAACACTTTTCTGCTAGAAAAAGACTATGGCTGGTCAGGTATCTTATGCGAACCAGCTAGAGTTTATAAAGATAGACTAAGTGCTAATAGAAAATGTACTATCGTTGACAAATGCGTTTACAGTAAAAGCGGAGATGTAATTAGTTTCTTTGAATCTGAACATGAAGAGCTCTCTACAATATCTTCATATAAAGAATCTGATTTACATTCTGTAAGTAGGATCAATGGACTCACATATGAGGTCGAAACTATATCTTTATCTGATCTTTTAAATAACTTTTCGGCACCTGCTATAATTGATTATCTATCAATGGACACAGAAGGGTCTGAATTTGATATTATAAAAGAATATGATTTCTCTAGACACATAAACATTATTACGGTTGAGCATAACTATTCTGATAACAGAGAAAAGATAAAGAATTTTCTAGAAGAGAAAAATTTTATAAGAATATTCGATTCCATATCAGAATGGGATGATTGGTACATAAATGCGGAGATAAAATAAATGAATAAAAAAGTGTTGTTAATTGTTCCTACTAGAGGTAGGCCGGATAAAGTCAAAGAGCTTTATAGCACATATATGGAAAACTCTTTTGACTGTGACATAGTCTTTGGTCTAGATGAAGATGATGAGCACAATTACGAAAGAATTGATGGAGCAATGTATGAGGTTGGTCCTAGGGTGTATGCTCCTCAGACAATGAATCTAATCTCGCAAAAATACTTCAACGACTACGAGTACTTTGCCTTCATGGGAGATGATCATAGGATTAGAACAAAAAACTGGGATCAGATTTTATTAGAACCAATAGAAAAAAGAGGGTATGGATTTTCTTACGGCGATGATCTCCTGCAGGGAGAAAAACTTTGCACCGCTGTTATGTTCTCCACTAATATAATCAAACCACTTGATGGGAACATGGTTCTTCCTATCCACCCAAAGAAGCACCTATATGCTGATGATTTTTGGATGCAAGTAGGGCTAAAGCTTGAAGCAATTACATACTGTCCTAATGTAATAATAGAACACCTTCATTACTCTGTTGGAAAATCAGATATGGACGCATCATATTCTGAAACAAATACCCCAGAAAGATATTCAATTGATGGCGCAGAATGGGAAAACTATCTGCATAATCATATGGATAATGATATTGTTAAAATAAAAGCTTCCTTAGGCATTTCTTAAAACGACAAACAAGTTGCCTTTTCCACCAATAAGGTGGTATAATATTTCTACGAAGTCAGATGCGCTGAAGGTGGATGTGGTATAATAAATATCACGGAAACCGACAGTAAAGAGCTACGAGGCCCCCCAGTAAAATGGGGGGCTAAGTTTTTTCTGGCGAAGAATCTATTACTATAATAGAGAGTCAAACCAAGGAGAATAATGAGCATTTTAAACAAAGACAAAGGGACCCATCCCGTAGCAAAAATGGTTCTACCTAAAGAGGTAGAAAAGGTTGGTAACGGCAAATTAACCGACAAGATGAAGAAGAAGGTTAAGTGTGGCGGTGTTATGTGGACCGGAGCAGCAGACGCATTCAATGCAATGTATGATGCTGCATTGGCTGCAGGCCATAAGCTTCGTAACATTGGTGACTATCGACCAGTTGAGCAACAGCTTTCAATGTTTAAGGAAAGATACAGCGACAAGCCAACTGACCGTAAGCCAGAGATTACTAGAACCTATGAAGGAAAGAAATGGTATCTTAAGAAGGGCATGGCACCTTCGGGTAGCCCTGGAACCTCTAACCACGGTTTTGGATTGGCTATCGACCTTGCTGTTGATGCAAAAGGTAAGATCGTTGGTATTGGTGGAACAAAGGCTTACGCATGGATGACTGAAAATGCACCTAATTATGGGTTCTACCTACAGGGTGCACCAACTAAGCCAGACGGTAAAGCAAACCCAGAGTATGAAGCTTGGCATTGGCAGTATTGCATTGGCGATAAGCAAGCTCCTGCACTCTCCGGTGCAGCACCTGCTCCAGTAGCAGCACCTGCTCCAGTAGCAGCTCCTGTTCCAGTAGAACAACAGAAGGCTGCAGATCCAGACAACGACAAGGTTTTGTCTGTTGGATCTAAAGGACCAGAAGTTGTAGAGCTTCAAAAGCTTCTTGCAAAGCATAAGGTTTATGCAGGCAAAGCAGATGGAGACTTCGGAAAAGTAACAGAAGATTCTGTAAACAAGTTCAAAGCTGCCAAAGGTCTTAAGGCTGATGGAAGAGCTGGTGCAAAAGTATTTGCTCTTTTGCGCATGAAGTAATACGGTATCAGTGAGTATTTTAAAAAACATTTTAGTTTTTAGTATCTTTTTATCAATGTTTGCAATGCCAGTAGCACTATTCTATATTGTTATTGACACTATAAAAGACTTTGATGATGAGATAGATATAGACTAAGCTATGTGATATAATAATCTCCTTGCTACGGAGGCCGGTGCAGAACCCCAGTGGATTAATTTCTACTGGGGTTCTTCCCTTTCTATGGACTAATTTTTATTATGAGTTGTTACTATAACAGTACATAATTGGAGGGGTCCAGTGAATATATTTAAAAAAATTAGTAAGGCCTTTTCGCGTTCGGCTGCATGGGTTTTTGTGCCTATGATAGCCGTTTCAATTTTTACTTCAGCTGGATTTCAGGCAAATGCTACTGGCAGCTCTGTTTCTATTCCAAATGCGGGATTTGAAGATAACACCTTTACTGGTTGGTCAAGGGGATCACAAACAGGAACCCTTGGGAGTTCAATTAACGGAGGTGGCACTGGAGTAACCATATTCAATGGCTCAAGGACATTTACTCATGGTCCAAATGGCGCAATGGGAAGCCCAACGCTTTCAAATGGCAGCCCGAACCCATACTATGCCTCAGCGGTTGCTGCAGGTAGCTGGACATTTTCTCCAAATGGCGGAACATACGCTGTTGCTTTGCAACCAAAAGGTGAGCAAACATTTAATCAAGCAACCGCCGCACTTGGTCTTTCTGGAACAGATAACTCTGCAATTAAGACCATGCTTGCAGAGCAGGCTACTGCTGCTGGATTTGGCGGTGGTAATCCAACCGATGCAGCATGGATTACTCGTGAAGTTCAATTAACTGCGGGTGTAGTTTACACAATGTCTTGGAACTATATGGCGACTGACTATGTTCCATTTAATGATGGTTCTATAACATCGCTTACTCCTGTCACTGTTGCATCAACTCCAGTAATTACAGTTAATAACTTTGAACAATCATATGCCCTTTTGGGCTTTACAAACCCAGGCACAGGAGATTATTCAACAAACTCCTACGGCGCTACTGGTTGGCAAGTATCAACTTATGAAGTCTCTGTGTCAGGAACATACAAACTTGGTTTTACATCATTCAACCTAGATGATCAAGGTTTACCTCCAGTGTTGATGGTTGATGACGAGATAGGATCAACGCAAAAGTGTACTCAGGGTGGATCTTGCGAAACATTTGGCGGAGTTGAGCCAAATAACGAAACAGCACCAACTCTTCCTCCAACTACCACTACTGAACCAGCACCGACCACTACAACCACTACAACCACTACAACTACTACAACCACTACAACAACAACAACAACAACAACAACAGTGCCAGATACAACAACTACAACTACTGCACCTTATTTTAACTCAATTCAAAACTTAACAGCTGTAGAAAATGATGATGGAAGCGTGACATTAGATTGGGATGCACCAAACGCAAGTAACACACAGCCGTATGTGTACAATATTCTTTTTTATGATTTAGATAACAATACAGAGTCTGGTGGTTGGGGAGTTTGGACATATGCTGCCAACACTACTTATACAATTAATACTTCAGGCCAAACCGGTTATGGCCCTGTAAGGTTTAAGATTCAAGCAGGCACCGCCCCATGTGTGGGCGAAGCAGTAGGGAACTGTTTGTACGGTCCTCAGGAAGTTGCTGATGTAACAACATCAGAGCCTTATACTACTACAACAACTACTACAACGACAATCCCACAAGTACCAACAGGCACGACAACAACAACTACTGCACCAGCGGTTGTTCTACCTCCTATTGAAACTATCCCAACAGAAAACACTACTGTTTCAATACCTGAACTAGATCCAACTCCAATTTCAACACCTGAACCAGAAAATACTACTGTTTCAATTCCTGACTTAGACCCAAGTCCAGTTTCTGTTCCAGAAATAGATGAAACTCCAGTTTCAGTCCCTGATCTAGACCCAAATCCAGTTCCTACTCCAGAGCCAGAAGACACTCCAGTAGATATTATAGTTCCTGAAGAAGTGCAAGATGCTGCAGACGCTGCTGTAGCAGATATTTTTGACGGTCCATTATCAAACGGGGAACTCGCAGATGCTGTTGGTGATCTTATCACAGAGGCTAATACACCTGAAGAATTAACTGCAGTAGTAGATTCTTTACTGTCACAGGACCTAAACGATGAGCAGTTTGTAACAGTGATTGATTCTGTGTTTGATGGACCTATGTCTGATGAAAGCTTTTCTGCTGCGGTTGATGCCGTATTCTCTGAGCCTTTGACTGTAGAGCAATTTAGCGCAGCACTTGACGCAGTATTTGACGAGCCAATTTCAGACGAAAAGTTTGATGCAATTATCTCCGCTGTTTTAGATGAACCTCTTACCCAGGAACAATTTTCTGAATTAGTCAATGTCTTTGAATCTGAGACCGTTACCGAAGATCAAGTCTCGGCAGCTGTTGATTCAATTCTGGAAAACGAAATATCAGCAGATGAATCAGCTGAACTTTCTGCAAGCCCTAAAGTTTTGGAAAGCATAACCCCAGAGCAAGCTACAGAAGTTTTTGCTTCGTTGGATATAGCAAGTGTAACGCCAGAACAAGAAGCTGAATTGGCTGCAGCACTTACCGACGCACCGCAAGACATTAAGGAAGCTCTAGAACAAGAAGTCGACATCTATGGTGACGGCTTTGACGATTACACTGCTGTTGGTTCTAGTATCGACGTAGGAACCCGTAAGACAATGATAGCAGCGACAACTGCACTGGCTGCAGCAGCTGCTTCAATGGGTGGAACAGGAGGAGGACTCGGTGGTGGTTCTGGTTCTGGCGGTGGTCCAAATAATAATAAGCCAGGTGGCGAAGGCATGCCAGCTGGAAGAAAAGAAGAAGAAGAGGAAGAAGAAGTTGAGATCGAGGGCCCTGAAGGCCCTGAAAAAGGTAACTTTACAAAAAATAGCATATTCAAATACCAGGAGGGTACAATGAGCAAAAAATTCAGTCCATGGGGCTTTGTTAAAAAGTTCTCAAGGGAAACCGCAGCGATGGCTTTTACTATATCTGGAAGTGTGATCGTTTTCGCAACACTTTCTGGTGATACTAGAAGGATCACACTAATAGCAACGTTATCTGCATTCGTAGTGCATTATGTATACGTAATGATAAAGAAGGACGAAGACTAATGGAAGAGGATAAGGGCATGTCACAAATAAAAAATATCATCTTAAGAATCATTGCTACATTTGCAGCTTCCGGTCTTGGAGTCATTGGAGCAGGAAGTATAGCTGGGGTTCCACTTGTCAAAGCTGTGCTAATGGCTGGCATTGCCGGTGTTGCGGTTGTTATAGAAGGATTGTCAAGGGCATTCTTAGATGATGGAAAATTGTCCACTAGAGAAATTAATGAAGTATTTAATAGCGTAGATAAGAAATCAAGAAAAGCATCTAGCGATTCATAATAGAATTTACTTGTATTCTTCCTTTATTGAATCCATAAATTCTTCTTCTTTTTTCCAAAGATCTTTCAATCTTTCTTCTAAAGACTTAGGGTCAATTGACTCGTCTATTTGAATAAATAAATCATTTTCTAATTTTGGGTCGTTCATTTCTCTTACCTTTATTCTTTACTTAGCTATGCAGCCTCTTGAGCAATACATTTCAGAGTTGTGCTCATATATTATACCTTTAATCAAGTTCCTATTACAAGTTGGACAGGTAAAGCCGGCTGTTTTGTAGCCTATATACATAGTAGCTTTACCTAGACGCTCTGCTTCTTTTGTCGCTGTTCCAGAATTTACCTTGTTTGGCTTCTTCGCTGCCATAACGCACCTCCGTATTTTGATTAAAGTTATGTTTAATAGTAAACAGGTGTGCAAAAAGAAAACACTTGTGCTATCATTTAAGGATGAAAAATAAAAGTGGATACATTTATGAGGGCTCAGAAGACCTAGAAATTGACCCAGAAGATGTTAAAAATATCTATGTTCTTGAGAACTTTATATCTCCTGAAGATATAGTTACTTTAAGAAACTATATAGAAAATGCCGACTTTGAGCTCAGCGACTACGGCGTGCATGAATTCCCTCTTGCGGCACTTCATTTCAGTGGTGAAGTAGCAACCCTGATGCAAGCCTATAGGGATAAAGCTGCCCTTATCCTAGAAGAAACTTTTGATTGCAGCGTGGCTAGATCTGAAATAGCTAGCTTGACTAAGTATGCCACTGGGCAAAACTTGAACGAGCATGCGGATAAGATTTGTGAATCATGGAGAGACTTAAGTACCTCGATGTATTACAACGATGATTATACTGGTGGGGAGCTTTTCTTTAGCCAGTACGATCTGTCTTTTACGCCTAAGGCTGGCATGATGATCTATTTCCCTGCAGGGGGTAACTATGCCCACGGCGTTAACGAGGTGACTTCAGGCAACCGTTATGCTACGACTACCTTTTGGAAGGTAGAAAAATGGAACTCAATTCAATACTCGTGATATAATATAAGTCTTAAAACTATTTCGTAAATTTAAGTTTTACTCAAATTTGCTTTTGGGCTAAAAAATTTTTTCCACTTTTTTTGTCTGTATAGGTTTTAAAGTAATTATTTCGCACAGAAAGAATTGGTAGAATGAACAGTTTTGGCAAGACATACAATAACGTAAGTTTTTCTGATATTTTAGAAAAATACGATTCTTATTATAATGACCTTTTAAATCATAAAGTTCTAGTTTTCAAAAACATTGATTTTGGCGATAAATCTGTATCGCAGTCTCTTGGCTCTTTATTCTCAAAAGAAGAAGATGTCAAAATATACGATAAAAACTTTGATGATAATTTTGAGTATTTTACAGAAAAAAATGGAAAACTGCCATCAAAAGATGATTACTTAGTTAGATGGCAAACGGACAATTGTTCAGATGTAGAGCCCAGCAATATTAGCTGCATTTATATGAATTCCGTTGGTGACTCAGCTGGGTTGAGTGAAACAAAATGGGTCAATCTTGAGAATGTATATAATATGATCAGCGAAGAAGATATGAGCTTTATCCTTAAAATCAAGTTTAGATGGCTTGATGAAGGACTTGCAAAATTCCCACTTCAAAGAAAAGATATAGGGCAGCAAGATAGCCACCCTTCTTGGAGAATACATCCAGAGACAGGAAAGCCAAGCATATTTTACGGCGGGTTAAATACCTTAGGAAAAGATAACGATAAATGGCAAAAGCACATATATAAGCTTCGCGACACGTTTTTTGAGGATAAGTTAAATATATTTAGCTTAACTTGGGAACAAAAAGATCTAGTGATATGGGACAACAGATGTACCGCATATAGCTCAATGGGTGGCTTTAATGCTGGGCAAATAAAATTTACTAAGGTAGAAGCTGGACACTCTAAGCCAATTAATGGCTTAGAACAATAATCCAACGCAAAATAGCGGTAAACCCGTTACTATAAACAAAATAAAACTATCAAAATGGAGTATCAGATGTATAAATTTTTATCAGAAATGGAAGATAAGCTTCCGGCTTTAAGCCCAGCAGAAAAAGACTTTGCTGACGCTCTTTTGGGTATCGCCAAAAAATATGGAAAATTAGCTGATAAAGACAAAAATGGTATTTGGGTTGGTTATGTCCCAAGAGAAGAAAATGAAAATTATGAGATTGGAGTACGCTGCGAAAACTGCGTGCTACATGAATCAGACTACGTTTGTAAAATTGTTAAAAGAAGAATTGAGCCAGGCGGTTACTGCAGATTAGCAGCTATACCGGATGGCGTCGTCGGCAAACAGGCAGATGATAGCTCAGATGATGATTCAGATGCCGAATGATGAGCCTACGGAAGAAGTTGTTCTTTCGAGGCGTAATAAAAAAAGGTTTGATAAGCTAGTTGCTGGCCTAGACAAAAAAATTATTGATTTAGAGCAACAGAACGCCGCTTTAAGAAATAATACCGAGACTTTAAAAGATCAAATACAATCAATTAATTCCGTAGAGTTAATCGAAAAAAAAGAGATCTTATCGGAATACGACAAAGCTCATAAAGATTATCTCGATGCACAAGCGGATAGTGAAGAAACAGAAAGAGAGCTGTCCAAGCAATCTTCTTCTATGTCAGAATATGGCACAGAGATAATATGGTTTTCAGTGGTGATTGGACTTGTTT